TCAGTGTAGCAGTACCTACAGTAGAAGAATTTAGACTCCTATACGAAGAAAAGTGGGAAGAATACTACGGAGAGAAAGAGTGAAAGAATTAGGAATGACTTTAGTAGGTTGTGGTGTTATAGTAGGTTTTATTGCCTTTCTAGTATACCCAGACATAGAAATAAAAAATGAACCAAGCAATAGAAGTTGTATAGATGATTGTCATATAGAATATATACGCAAGTACGGAACTACAGTAGATATACTACGAGCACAGCAACAAGCTGCTGCAGGAGATCCTTTTAGTGATATCCGTAGCTTGTGGACAGGTTGTGCTGCATGTCATGGTGTAGATGGGGGTGGAGGTATTGGACCGAAACTCGCAGGACAAACAACAGACTATATTAGTGGTAGACTTATAACTTATAAAAATAATGGCACAGTAGGATCACAGAGTGCCTTAATGTGGGGACAAGCTGGTATGTTATCTGATAAAGATATACAGACTATAGGCGATTTTATAGAGGCAGAATTAAAATGATAGCAGTTATAGACGGAGTATTTACTGAATTGCAAATGGAGAAGTGGAAAGAAAATATTAACCGTTCCACAGATAATTTTGTTAGCGGAGTACTAGACAAAGAGGGAGAAGGTTGGCATCCTGTCAATTCCAAACACCCGAACAGTCATATGTGTTACGAAATATGTAGACGCGCAGGAAAGTACTTTGACCTTAGTGGAATTATAGGTTATGATTATTGGACACACACGAATACACGCCCTATGCAATGGCATCATGACAAAGACGAAACTGCTTACCTAAAATTAGGTATGGCTAGATACCCAGTATGCTCAACAGTATACTATCTAGAAGTAGAAAAGTTAGTTAATGGTAAATTGCAGTTTGATAATGGAGTAGAGGTAGTACCTAAATCAAATAGATTAGTAATATTCTCAAAAGGATTATATCATGGAGTAGAAGAATTCGAAGGAGTTAGAACTTCTATAAATATAAATCCTTGGAACACGAGACTATATCACTCATGAGAGAACTATGGGTAATATGGAAACACGCTCTAGGCTCATATAGTGAGCAGGACGGCTATGATCCTACCAATGATGATATTGTTGGTATGATAAGGACTGGTATATTATTAGTTAATATAATATGTGCTTTCTTTATTGTGGCTAATGTAGTACATAACTGGTAATGAAAGCAGTAATAAGCGATAGGATATACCTAGAGGTACTTCCACACCAGCAACAGAAGATTGATAAGGAATTAACTTACGCAATCCCTTCTTTCAAGTATGGAGATCCACCTTTAATTATAAAAAATATGGCAATGATTCGTCAAGGATTAGTTGCAATACCAGTAGGCAGATTAGATTTAATTCCAACCGACCACGAAATCACAGATAAGAGAACAGACATACCAGTAGAGTTCCCTAAGTTTAATTTAACATTACGACCAAGTCAACAAGAAGTCTATGACCAGATTGGAGACGGTGGTATAATTAACGCATGGGTAAGCTGGGGTAAGACTTTTACAGGTCTTGCAATAGCAGGTAAGCTTGGACAGAAAACACTTGTAGTTACTCATACTTTGGCATTGCGCAAACAATGGGAAGATGAAGTAGAAAAAGTATTTGGTTTTAAAGCTGGGATTATTGGTAGTGGTAAGTTTGAACTTGACCACCCTATAGTGATTGGGAACATTCAGAGTTTATACAGAAAGATTCCAGAGATTCGACAAGAGTTTGGAACAATCATACTTGATGAAATGCATCACTGTAGCGCACCTACCTTTTCTAGAATTATAGATAAGAACTGTGCAAAACATAAGATAGGGTTGACAGGAACATTACAAAGAAAAGATGGGAGACATGTTGTCTTTCGTGATTACTTTGGAGACAATGTCCTTAAACCACCAAAGGAAAACTTTATGATGCCTAAAGTTAATATCCTACAACTGGCTATACGTTTCATGGATGGAAATAGTATACCTTGGGCTAATCGAATAAATGAATTAGCCTACAACCCAGAGTACCAACATTCTGTGGCTATGGCGGCTGCCTCATACGCGGCTAAAGGTCATAAAGTGTTAGTGGTATCTGATAGAGTTGATTTCCTAAAAAACTGTGCCAAACTCACTGGTGATAACGCAGTTTGTGTAACGGGATCAGTGCATCACGAAGATAGAGCAGATATAATTAAACAGATTTTTAAGGACAAAGACGTTCTGTATGGAACACAGTCTATTTTCTCTGAGGGTATTTCTTTAAATATTCTTAGCTGTTTAATTCTTGCTACACCAGTAAACAATGAGCCACTACTTACACAGCTCATTGGAAGAATAATTAGGGACTACAAGGACAAATTACAACCTATAGTAGTGGACATAAATCTAATCGGAAAGACAGCAAGTAGACAGGCTAGTATGCGCATGGGGTATTACCTCAAAGAAGGATACGAGATATCTACCTTGTGAGAACCTCCGAAAAATACTACTTGACATGAGTTTTAAAATTTGTTATAATATATGATAAAATATAATTGGGAAAAGATATATAATGAGACGAATGGAGATTCAACTTCAATTCTGACAGTTGTACATCTTTTAACTTACAAGAGAATCCCCGCTAGTAGGAGAGACAAGACTTACAAATATTTTGGTAAAAGTTTTGTGGGCAATAGTTTTTTACTAAATCCTAGAGAACTACTAGCAAAGAGACAGTATTATAGTAATAAGGAAGCTGCCGAGTATATCGCAGTAGCCTCGTACCGAAATTATTTTAATTACAACCGAACAGGTGAGACAACACTAGAGTTGATACACTTGCCTGTCGATACAACGATAGTAAATCGCAATAGAATGCTTCGAATAGAGAACGGTCTAGTACACTTTCTATTTGAGGATAACGCTAAATGGAGAACATAATGGCATTAAAATTTAATCAAGCACAAGGAAGTGCAAAAAAAGACAAGATAGACCAATACACTTATAAAGAGGGCGATAACGTAATTCGCTTAGTTGGAGACATCTTACCAAGATATGTTTACTGGATCAAAGGAGAAAATGGCAAGAATATTCCTATGGAATGTCTAGCTTACGATCGTGAGACAGAAACTTTCAACAACAAAGAAAAAGACTATGTAAGAGAATTCTTTCCTGACCTTAAATGTGGTTGGGCATATGCAATTCAAGGCATAGATCCTGCAGATGGCAATGTAAAAGTTGTTAATCTCAAAAAGAAACTCATGGAACAAATCATGGTTGCAGCTGAAGATATCGGAGATCCAACTGATCCCGAAACAGGTTGGGACGTATGCTTCCAAAGAGTTAAAACTGGACCAATGGCTTTTAATGTAGAGTATAGATTACAAGCATTAAAATGTAAGCCAAGACCTTTGAACGAAACAGAATTAGCAGCAACTGCTGATCTTCGTTCTATGGACGACGTCCTACCTAGACCTACAGCTGATGCTCAGCTAGAACTACTACAACGAGTTACTCAACCTTCAGCTGGTGCAGAGACACCTTCTGATGTTGACTCTGAGTTTTCAATTTCTTAGGAGAGTATTATGGTATCAGTAGGAGATAGATTCCCAGGTTTTAGTATGTTAGGAGTTAACGATACAGATGATATCGTTGATGTCGACATATTACTAAACGAGTGGACAGTAATGTACTTTTACCCAAAAGACTTTACTTTTATTTGTCCAACAGAGATAAAAGACATGGATTATCTAACAAACGACGCTGATATTATTGGCGTAAGTGCAGATAACGAATTCTGTAAACTTGCATGGAAACAACAGAATGATGATATTAAACACATTCAACACGTTCTTTGTGCAGACGCAGGTCTCAAACTTGGACGCAGACTAGGAATAGTTGACGAAGACAATGGAGTACACTATAGGGCAACATATATTATTGATCCCGAAGGTATAGTTCAACATGTATCAGTAAATGCATTAGATACAGGAAGAAATGCAAATGAAGTTTTACGAACACTACAAGCTCTAAAAGCTGGTGGTCTTACAGGATGTTCTTGGACACCTGGGGACGAATTCGTAGGATGAAAATTTTATTTACAGCAGACTGGCATATTAAGTTAGGACAGAAAAATGTACCAATGCCTTGGGCATGTAGTCGCTATGACTTATTCTTTGAAGTAGTTCATGAATTAGAGTCAGAAGTAGACCTTCATGTTATAGGTGGGGACTTGTTTGACAGAGTTCCTTCAATGGACGAGTTGACATTATACTTTGATTTTATTAAAGATATAGCAATTCCTACTATCATTTATGATGGTAACCATGAAGCAACTAAGAAGAACAAAACTTTCTTTTCTAACCTTAAGCGTGCCACGACTGATGTAAACCCCTTAGTTACTATTATAGATGAGACTACAGAGTTTGATTGGGGTACTATTCTTCCGTATGCAGATTTGCATAAGAAGGGAGCAATAGAAGCCTGTAATAGTAACAAACCTTTATATACTCATGTGAGAGGTGAAATACCCCCTCATGTGACGCCTGAGGTTGACTTAGAAAGATTTAATGATTTCCCTGTTGTATTTGCTGGAGACTTACATAGTCATACGAATACACAGAGAAACATTGTCTATCCTGGTTCACCAATGACTACTTCTTTTCATAGAGACATAGTTAAAACAGGATATCTTATAATTGATGGTGCAGACTGGACATGGTATGAATTTGACCTTCCACAGTTGTTAAGGAAAACCGTAACAACAGAAGATGAAATGATTGCCACCGAGTTTCACCACACCATATATGAAATCGAAGGAGATGTAGCTGACCTTGCAACAATCAAAAACTCGGAACTACTCGATAAGAAAGTAGTAAAGAGAAGTAGTGAAGCTACATTGAATTTGAAAGATATGTCTATGGAGGAAGAACTGGTAGAGTACATGAGTGCTATACTTAATTTAAATGATGATAAAATTAAATCAATAATGGGAGTGTTTAATGATTATTCTAAAAACGCTACGCTGGGATAACTGTTTTAGTTATGGCAGAGACAATATTCTTGATCTTAACGACAGTAATCTTACCCAGCTTGTTGGGACAAATGGAATGGGTAAATCATCCATACCACTTATTATTGAGGAAGTCCTCTTTAATAAAAACAGCAAAGGGATAAAGAAACAAGAAATCCAAAACCGTTTTGTAAATGACGGATACAGTATAAATCTTACTTTCCAAGTAGATGAAAATGACTACGAGATAGATGTGTCTCGTAAGGCTAGTATCAAGTGTAAACTTTACAAGAATGGAGATGATATTTCTAGCCACACGGCTACGAATACATATAAAACAGTCCAAGATTTACTTGGATTAGATTTTAAAACATTTACACAACTCGTGTATCAAAACACGAATACATCATTACAGTTTCTAACTGCAACAGATACAAACAGGAAAAAGTTTCTAATTGATTTGTTAAAGCTAGAAGAGTATGTAGAGTTCTTTGATATATTCAAGGACGCTGCTAGAGAGATTTCTATAGAGCTTGGGATACTAAACTCTAAGTCTGATGT